ATTTACTTCCAAGAAGTTGCGAAATTACCCCTGTTTATTCCTTTCTGTGGTTTACTTTGCTGCTTTTCTTTTGGTTGAGCTTCTTGGGTTAATATTCTTTCCTCAATTATATCAAAATTTGGATTTAAAATGTAAATTGCCGCAAAATTGTAAACCAAGGTATCTAAAGCCTCATTTCTTGGTCTTATTTGTTTCCAAACCAATGTTTTCCTTCCTCTTATAAATTTTGTTACTCTTTTTTCTGCTGTAAGCTGCTTAAAGTATTCTTCGTCTAAATCTGAACAAAAATGAAGTGTACTTGTCTCTGCGTCTGCTGTTAACCTTGAAAGGATGGCTTCTTTAGCCGTATCTACACCCACGCCATATAAAACAGCTTTGTTCTTACCCACAAAGGTAGGTCGGTTGGCAATTGGCTTACCATCTTGCGATAAACCCTTGATTGCAAAGATTCTTCTGGACTGTCTTGGTTTGGTGAAATGGTAGACCATATTGGTGTGATGTCCGCCAGAATCCACCGTACAACATGAAATTGGTATAAACCTCTCTGATTCTGTTTTAAATCTTTTTTTAAGATAAGCATCAAGGTCAGTCCAAACATTTATTGCATTGGGGTCTCCCCAGAAAATCTTAAAATCACAAACCCATGCCTCGTAGTTTTTACCCCAACCAACAAGCTGTAACTCTAAACGGTCTTTTTGAGTATCTACTCCTGCGGTCAAGATAAGAACATCTTCTGGTATACAGGTAAAGTCATAATTCAATCTTCTTTCTAATAAAGTTTCATATTCAACAGCCTCTCCCTGCTCTTCCCAACTTTCACCTAAAGAAGTATTAATCCAAGTTTTTAACATCTCTGGTTGTTTCTTAGCCTCAAGGAAAGCAATAGCCATTTCAGCCCATGTTGACCAAACAGAATAAAGTTCTGATATGTGAAACCCTGCTGTGTGAGATTTTGGTTCTTTTGCTATCCACTCGCCATGTTTGAGCATCCATTGTTTTTTTGACTCGTCAATCATAGAACCACACTCATCACAAGCGTAACTAGCTGTTTCTGGTTTATTTTCTTCCCATATAACATTCTTCCATTTTAAAACTTGTTTGTGGTTACATTCTGGGCATGGAACATGATAGTAACGCTTATCCGATTCTTCAAAAGCAGTCTCAATTCTTGATAGCCCCTTTATGGTTGGTGTGGAACACATATATATTTTTCTGTTCCAAAAGGTTGTGGTTCTTTTGGTTGCTAGTGATATAGGGTCTCCCTCTGCTCCAGCCGATGCCTCATAGCGGTCAACCTCATCCGCCAAGAGGATTCTTATTGGTCGTGAAGCGAGACCTGAAGCAGAATTTGAGCCAACTATGTTTAAATTACCACCTGCAAACTTTTTAGATAAAACCGTATTGCCAGAATCTCTGCTTCTTGGGTTTTTAACACAGTTCCTAATCTTTTCCGAATCACGAATCATGGTAGACAGTCTATCTTTTGAGAACGCCTGACCCATAGCGAGCGTGGGCTGCATAATCAACATAGGTGATGGGTCTTGGTCTATATAATAACCAATGACATTAAGCAAAATTTCGGTTGCCCCAACCTGAGAAGATTTGATAAACACTATTCTTTGTATATCAGGGTCATTAAATGAATCCATGATTTCTTTTTGATATGGTGCTCTGTCAGTTCTCCAAGCCCCACTCTCTGCTGAAGATTCAGGTGATAGTTTTCTGTAACGATCAGCCCAGTCGCTAATCTTCAGATTCGGTGGTGGAGTCCATATCTGACTTATCCTCTCCACTACCTTTTCTATATTTTTGAGGTATTCCATTTTGTGCTAGTTCTTCCAATGCTTCATATACTTGTTCTTTTATTATTTGTTCCGCTTCAGCGTATTTATCAACAGTAATAACATGATGTGCAATTCTTGATGGTAACCCAAGCAATTTAGCCCTAGCATTAGAAACATAGTCGTTCCAAGTGTCCTCAACTAATTCTGCTGGTATTAATTTACCCTCTAGTTCTTCCACTTCTAATTCAGCCTTTCTAGCTTGTGCAGCCGTAAGTTTTGTTTTCTCCTCATTCATATCTCCAATGCCAGCTTTCTTTGTGTACCTGCCAGCTTGTCTAAGAAAGTTAATATAAGCAATCCTGCAAGCATCAATGTTAACAGGAGACCGACCCTTGTTAATAAGGAACACTCCTTTACGCACCAAGTCCGTTACAGACTGCGGTGAAAGGTCAAGATGTTCTGCTAGTTCTCTTTGTGTAGCCAAATTCTTTTTATGTATGCTTTGACGTACGCTTTTATGTACGCTTTTATGTACGCTCCTAATGCTTAATATAAGGCATAAAGTCATTAATTTCAAAATAACAGTTAAATTATAAATACGGTGAATGGTTGACGGCTGTCGCTACAAATAATCTGGGAACAAGTATATGAAG